ATGGTTTCTATTAAGTGCCTAAGCTCTGAACGTTCGTAAGTGCCTACCTCAAGCCCGTCAATCCATAAATTATAATAATCTTTTTTAACTGTGTCTTTTATTTTTATATCCATAATTAATCTAGTTTAGTGAATTCAGTTATTTGTGTTTTATTTATTTCGTCTTTGTTTTCCTTGTATTGTTTTACAAGTGCTTCAATCATTACCAGTTCATCAATAGAAGCTGTTTTAATGCTGTGTATTAAGCTGTCTATTTTATTTAATACATTGGTACACATTTCAGGATTATTGCCGTAAACAGTGTTAAACCCTTCTTGGTATATTCCTTCCAATAGTTTAGACGTTTTGTTTACTTGCAGCTTTACGTTTTGTTTGAACCCTACGCTGCCCTTTAGTTCATCGTTTGCTTCCAATAGTAATTGGCTAATCAATACGCACTTTAGATAGTTTAAGTGTCTTGGTGTAATTGGTTCAGTTGATTCATCTTGTACCCCTCTAACTTCTTCTTGGTGTTCTAATTCTTTTTGTTCCATATCTTCGTAGTATTTTATTTGTTCTTTTCTATCCATTGTTGTTGTTGTTCTCTCATATATTCTATTTCACGTCTAAGGTAGTCGGCAGCTTTTTCTAAGTCTTGCAGCTCCGTCCCTTTGTTTGGCGCTCTGGTTATGTATTTGATTATATTCCCCCTATTGAAGTTGAGGTTGTAATCTTTAATAAAGTCGATTACGTCATAGCCTTTGCCGTTTTCATAATGTAAATAAGTTGCTCTCATTAAAATAAATTTATTTGATTTGAATTTAAAATTTTAAAACTGTTTTTATTTAATAATATTTCGTTTTCCCTTTTAGTGTTTAGCCTTATGCAATCACCCCATTTTTCAATCAGGTATTTTATAGTCTTTTGCTCTAAGTCTGTTGTCCTGTAATCAACCGCTCCACCTTTATTAGAATAATGTTTGAATGACATTAGGTAATCCGCATAACGTATGCACCCACCTTTTAATTTCATAAAGCTTAAACAGAAATCATAATCTTCTTTTAACTTTAAATTTTTATCAAATCTAATTGTTGTAGGTTTTATTATTAAGAAATCACCGACTATAAACTTATTCAAGTCGTATTCATTAAGCGCAAAGAATGGATTGTTAGTAGGTGGAAACCCCGCTAATTGGTAATCTGATTCAATAAATTTTGGCATTATATTCTCTAGGGCTTTTAAAACGGTAACATATTCTTTTGTCCTTTTTCCTGTAAAGTCATTAACCATTATTGATTCAAGGTCATCACTTAACTCAACACAAACTGCATTTACATTAAAGCAATAATCCAACGCTGCATTCCTGCTATCCATTAAGTTTCCTGACGCAATCACTATCTTAGCACCGTTCAACTTATAATTGTCAATATCTGTTTGGTCTTTTACAAAAAAAACAACATCTTCTGTTCCTACTTTTTTAAAAAAGTCTTTTACATTTTCGTGCCTGTTATGGCTTATGCAAGTTATAATATAACCCATTATAATAATTTTGTTTGACTTGTTATTTTCTGAATACAAAACCTGTCAGCGTTTTTTTTGTTTAATAAGTAACCCATCTCTTGACCGCCCTTTGGCGTTTTAAAGCCTTTGAATAACGGCATACCGTTTGTTTCGTATATTTGTTTCAAATGTTTAACCGCAAAAATATAAAAGCAATCTACATCACCTATAACATAAAGCCAACTCTGGTCTTTGTAGACACCACTTGGATGCTTCTTATAGCCATAGTCACGCTCTACACTTATAAATAGGTTGCCAGTCTTTTTAAACATCTGGTCGTTCTTTATTTCAATACCCTGCCTGTTCTCGCCTTTGTGTATTTGTTCATCATAGGTTGTGTAATGGCTTAAATTGATCTTATGGTTTTCTGCGAACCAATCCATAATGAATGATTCAAATTTTAATCCTTTGCTTTGTTTTGTTGTTGTTTTCATTGTTTTTGTTTATAGTGTTAAAAACCCAGTCTTTTCCATTTTTGTTTTATGCAGCTCTTTACTTGGACTATCACATTTTATCATATTCTCCCTGTAATACATTACAAAGCTAATCCGTAACCAATCATCAGTACAATTATTAAACTCTGTATTTGCGTGCCACTTGTGAACGTCAGCAAATAACACGTCAGTGTTTTCTAGATCTATCGCTACCCCAAACTCAGGCATTACAAAAAACCCACCGTCATAACCCCCTTCTCGGTAAACTATTAAATTACCAAACCCCTCACGGAAATCACCTGCGTCTTGGTGACAGGCAGTTCTAAAGTTCTTATTTACTGTAACTGTTGTGAAACTTGTGTTCCCTATAACATAATTTCTATTCGTTCCATCTGCAATCGCTTTTTGTTTTGCATAGTGTTCTGGGCATAGTTCTTTATATTTTTTGTCAATAAACTCTACGAACGGTATTCCTTGTTTGAATTTATCAAAATGATTCTTGGCGAATGCGGTTGTTCTACAATATTTAATCATCGCACCGCTATCCATAAAACCAACGTTCCCAGACTCTACCTTATTGCCGACCGTTATATTACTAATACTACCATCTTTCCTAATCCTTTTATGGCTGCTCCCACTTGCAGAACCACGACCCTCAGTCACTTCTATAGACCCTTTAAAGGCGTCAACACCGTTTTTGAGTACGTCCATAGGTATTGCGTTTTTCCTGAACCTAAACAATAAATTTCCATAGTTGTCATAAGCGTCACAAGAATTTGTGATTAATGTATTGTAGTGGCTTGAATTAAGAAACTTAGTTTTTAGCTTTGCAGCTTTATCGCTATCTAAAACTCTTTTTACTATTATTTTATCTATTTTCATATCTTTGTTTTAATACTTTTAAAAGTAAATCACTGAGGTTTCCTTTTTGTTGGTAATCTTCTTGGAACTCTATCATTATTCCTTTCTTACATAAGGCTTTAAATTCTTTTAGTTCTGACTTACTAAAATATAACATAGTAGTGGTAATTTCTACATCTTCTATTGGTGATTCATCAACCCCCCATTCGTCTTCAAATAGTTTCATAATTAATTTATTAAGATTAAATCAAGTTCTTCAGCTACGTGGTTAATGTGTTTCTGAATTGTTAGGCTCCAATAACCTAATTGTATTAAGTCATTCCCCTCAATGGTTGCTACGTGCGTATCATAACTAAATACCTTGTTTCCTGTTACTTTTAAATTTGTTTTGTATTTCATATTTTTGTTTTTTAAGATACTGCAATATAAAACCTTTTTTACTTGTAAACTAATTAATTAACATTTTTTTTTAATCTGTCCTTAATTTTAATAAATTCCAACATTCTATATATTTCTGTTTGGCTTTCCCCCTGTATTCTTCCCTGAATAATTCGTACATTCTTTTTGTGTACTTATATTTAGAATCGCACCCTGCAAACCATTTTCCTGCAAATACTCTTCCTTTGCCTTTAAAGTATTGAACATTATCAGCTCCATCCCCTATTATCATTTGCTCATAAAAATTAAACATTGCTTCTTGTTCTGAAATATCTAAAACAACTTTATGCTTATAATGATAATTATACATCAAACAAGGAAACTGTTTATAATCTTTGTCAATGCTGACGATCATTACATTATCACGCCCGATTTCATTTGATAACTCAAACCAATATCTAGCTACCATATCATCAGTTTCAATTCCGTGACCCCATACGCTTTCGTATTGGTCTTTTACATAATCGTGCATTTCGTTTAATAATGGCGGTAAGTCCGTTGCTTTCCTATTTGCTTTATATGTATTTGTAATGAGCTTTCTGAAGTTTCCTTTACTTCCATTAAACGTTATTACTTTGTCGACTGAATACATATCTTCTAACTTATTTACGATACTCATAAACTGTTGGTCGAACTTTGCCTTGCAATCATTTATATTCGTGTAATACCTTTCGTCTGTGGCGTATTCCCTTTTTTTGTAACACGCTGCAAATATTAAACTATCTGCGTCTATTAATAAAATCATTCTATATCTGCGTTAAAACATTCAGTTGAACAATAGTAGTCGCCTTGTGTTTCTGTTGAACAACAGGCGCAAAATGTTTGTTCGTCTG